CCACCGTTGGGGATAGTGACGGAGAGGGTGTTGGTGTTGTCCTGGGCCGTGCCGCCTGCGTAGGCCGCCAGCGGGGCGGTGAGTGTGCCGAAACGGCATGGGTTGGTGATGTAGCCCGCCTTGGCGTATGTCGTTCCGGTGGTGCTGACCCACACCTCGCAGCCGCCCCAGATCGGGCCACCAGCCGCCGCAAGGGTGACCTCTGGGCCGCCACTCTGCGACCAGAGGACAGGGCTGTCGAAGATGGTCGGGGCGTCCGCCGGACCAGGATCAGCGTTCACGTTGGGCACAACGCCCGAGGGCGTCTGGACCGTGTAGGCCGTTGCGGTGGCCACGCCGAAGGGCCACTCCTCGGCAGTGACGGTGATGCCGTTCTCCTCGCTGCTCTCGTCGGGTATATCAATGCTGAGGATGCGGATAACCTTCCGCGTGAAGCCGATGATGGGGTCCGTGAGGGTCACAAGATCCATCGGCTCCAGCAGGAAGTAGCGCCAGCCGAGGCTGAAGGTGTATTGGTTGCGGACGTAGACGTTCCGCTGGGCCTTGATCGTGCTGATGGCCTGCGCCACGCTGGCCCGAGTGATCATGTGGAGGCTGAGGGGCTGGGCCTTCTTCAGCCCGTTGGCGGCCACGTCCGTGGGCTCAGGAACATCCACCACGCTCACGTTGTAGCCCGTCAGCCGGTCCCAGTACTCGACCGGCACGGAATTGTAGACATCCTGGTTTGAGACACGGCTGATGGTGATGGGGCTCTTGCCGGTGGGCTTTCCGTCCTTCCCTACCACGCCGAGAAAGTCATCATAGGTCAGGTCGTAGAGCGGGGTCGTGTTGGGCGTGTAGGTAGTGCCGTTTGCAGTGATGGGCGAGTCCCCGTAGGGGACCACGTTCAACACCATAGAAGCCGCCCCGGAGTGCCAAACAGTCTCACTGTTCGTGGCGTCGAGGATGTCTTGGAGGTGGGACCGCATCGCCTTTTGGGTGCTGAAGGCGGGGCTCAATACGATCCCTGCAGCCTGGCAATAGGTGGCGTAACTGGCCGCGCCAGTCACGAGGTCGCCAATCTTTGTCGGGTCCCATGTGGCGCCGTAGTAGACGTTGGAGAGGGCGTCCACCACGATGTCCGATGGCTTCGCATCATAGGCGGCGGTGGCGGCGGGATCTTGCTGGGTGGCGGCCAGGGCGATGACCTCGAAGGAGTGATTCTTCATGGCACCTGAGGACCCAAGGTCCGACGCAGCATTGCAGACCAGGGCCATGCCGCTGTATCCGCATGCGAAGGACGGGTGGTTCGAGGTCAGGTAGCTCCAGGGCGCTTGAGTGCGGGTTCCAGAAAGAAAGGTGAAGCCGAACCCGGACAGACTCCCGAGGTCTTTGTCCCGCCAGACTTGGTTGATGCTGGTGACGGGGCCCTCGCAGAGTGCCAGCATCACGCAGGCCGTGTAGGTGTAGGTGGTGTTGGTGACCGTGGAACCCCCGCCGCCCTTGCCCACGGTGGTGCTGGTCGTGTGCGGGATCGCCTTGAAGTCTGCGTAGTAGATCAGGTTCCCAGGCACGCGGGTTGTCCCATAGACCACGGGGATGACGCCGCCATAGCTGGACGTCTGGAGTTGCATTCCGGCCAGGACTTGCTCTGAGGTGCTGGTGCTGTGTCCACCACCAAACAGTCCGCTCATCGGGCACCTCCCCAGGGAGACCAGAATCCAGCCTGGGCCTCGCGCAGGACGGTGTTTCGCTCGCCCTCGTCCAGGACAACCCCCAGCCGGATGTAGGCGTGGATGATCTGAGGCCAGGCGAGGACGATGGCGCCATGGCTGACGCACCTGCCGAAGCGGTAAAGCACGATGTCACCCGGCAGTCCGACCTCCACCTTGTGGGCATGGGCCGCCACCAAGCCGAGGTACCGTTCGCCGTCCTGGTGCATGTGCCAGTCGGGGGGATATTCATCGGGGACCACGTGGGGCATGACGCCCGCCTGCTCATAGACTTCGGCCAGGAACATGCCGCAGTCCACCCCAGCGCCCTTGATCCGGGCCGCGTGGTGGTAGGGCGTGCCGAGCCACGTCAACGATTCCTGCACCACGGCGAGACGCTGGGCCTGCTCCTCCATTGGGCGGTCCTGGATGAGTGCATGGCAGGCAAGCATGGCGTCGGCGATCATCGTGTCGTTTCGGGAGGAGGCACCCAGGGACATCCCCGGTAGCGGTTTTGGTTCGCCCACTTCGTCCCGCAGGTGGCGAAGCTCCGGTCACACCCAGGCGTCACGGTGAAGGTGTCCCCAGCGGTCGGAGCAATGGGCAGGGGCGTCGAAAGGGTGAGTGTGCCCCCGCTGAACGCCGCGACGGTTCGGCGCGCCCCTGAGGCCGCCCCTGACGTCATGGTGAGCGTGCCCAGGGCGAAGTAGCCGGAGGCCTGGGCCAATGAAGACGGAATGCTTGTTGTGGACGGTGTGCCCGTGGCGGTAGCGGTGACGGTGAGCGGGCCCAGGGCTACCCCGCAGCCCGCGTCTCCGAAGGCGTTTGCGCACCCTGGCTGGAAGACGACACGGGGCCATGGCTGGGCCAGGCGCTCCAGATCAGACTTCACATGCAGCACCACCTGGACCGTCTCCGGGTCCACAGAGGCCACGGCTCCCTCGAAGATCACCACGGAGCCTAGGGAGGTGTCACCCCACCCTCCCGGACCCATGGGCACCCACTCCAGAAGCACCCGTGCTCCGTCGAAGCCGCCGTTGTGCGCGAAGAGCGGCAGTGGCACTCCGCCCATCGTCACCGTCTGGCCGCTGAGTAGCGTCAGGTCTAGTGTCTGCGTCTCCAGCCCACGGGCGTGGCGGATGGCCCCGCGAACGATGCCGGGCTGTGTTGACCCATTGTCCGAGGCGCTGGTGAAGGTGTGGCCGCCGTAGGAGAGCGGCATGTCACAGCCGGTCCAGCGGTAGACGGTGCCGTTCTGAAGCGTGATGGTGTAGCACCACGCCGCGAGGATGACGGTGTTGGCGTTCAGGTAGGAGATGAGGGGGCCGGAGGCGTAACGCATGATTCATTTCACGCTGATTAGTTTGATGGTGCCACCGTTCCAGCACAAATTGAGCATCTGCTCCTGCTCATACTCGTCCATGTCGAACCGGACGCGGCGGTAGTAGTTCCCGCTCCAGGCCAGAGCCGCGCCCGCCACCGGGACTTGCCCGAGAGTGACCATGCCCGTGCTGCTGAGCGTGTAGTCCGTGACGGTGACGGGGGCTGTGGTGGTGGGAATGTAGGAGGTGGTTGTACTCCCCGCTTCAATTTGCGCCCCCCAGAAGTAGCAGGACGCTCCATCGGTGTTGAATGTCGGGTATAGCCTGAAGTTCTGGTTGGTTTCTGTGGTGGTCAAGGTGAACGAAATGCGATACCAGCCATTCCCGAAGTCCTGGAAGGTGGCATTGGTGGCGTTTCCGCCTGAAGTCAGGGACGCTGGCGTAGTACCGGACCAGTTGATATATATGTACCCAGCGGTAACACCACTGCGAACATACATGGCGCTTTGCAGGGAGTTGACATTCTTTGCCCATACGGAAAACCTGCACACAGTTCCGTTTGCTATGGTCGGGGCGACATAAATGAATGGGTTGGAACCACTGGCTCCAGTCACCGTGTCGGCGGTTGAAGTGCCCAGCGGATCGGTAGTCGAATCCGGGGTGACGGTTGGAGTGCCGTTCACCTGCCATGAATTGAATGCCTGAGAATACGGGCAGAGGTTCGTCCTCGGTGTCGCATAGAGCGTCTGCGTTCCCTGCCAGTCCGTGCGCGTGATGGTGGGCGTGCCGTTCAGGTCGAAGATCGGGAAGCCCTCAATGTCGAGGAGCTGGAACGCAGTCGTTGAACCGTTGCCGGTGCCAAATGGCGTGTTTGCCGCCGTGTTCGAGTAGGGGTCCGTGTAGAGGAACGAATCCCACTTGCCCTTCACGGAGTTGAACAGACCGAGGATCGCGGCCATTTCGTTGGTGATGGTGTTGGCGCTGAACCCGGTGATCCGGGCGAATTTCATCGGGATCTCGTAGCGCCAGCGCGGCGTGCCCTGATAACTGGCCCGGAGTTCCTTCCCACTGGCGGCGGTCTGAACCACGGTCGAGAATACCGGCGTTCGCTTGATGGCGATGTCCTGGCCTGCGAGTGTGGGGAATACGAGGTTTGACATCAGATCCTCCCGTTCCGTCCGCCTTCGCGGAAGATGCGGAAAAGGCTGTCCTGGTGCTTCGTGAGGACTCGGTGAACGTCCTGCCCGTCCATGGCCTGGATGGTGATGCTGACGCTCCGTCTTTCGCCCTTCTGAGCCCCACCGCCTTCTCCATCGCCCGTCATGTTGCGCACCCGTTCCGCGAGGTGCGCCGGGAGGACCATTTCGTTCTTGTGCAACTGTGCGATCTGGTCCGAGGGGATGCGGTCCCAGCCCCCAGCCGCCGAACCGATGTTGCCGCCAAGCCCCATGACCGCCGCGACCACGGCGGCCATGGCGCCGATGGCGATGGCCCATCCTACAAAGGGGATCTTCGCTGCGGAATCTGCGGCGCTGGCGCCTGCGGTGGCTGCCGTGGCGGACAGTTCCGCCTTCGCCTTCGACAGCGTGGCCAACTTCTGCAGGAGCATCTGGCGGACCCACTCCAGGGTCATCTTGATGGCGTTGCTGATGAAGAACTGCGTAACGGAGCCCATGATGGATCGGAACGCCTGCCCCCATGTGGTGGTGCCCCTGATGAGCCCCTGGATGACGCCATTCCAGCCCTGCGTGATGCCGTTGAAGTAGGTGTCGAACTGCCCCTTCATGACCATCATGCTTTGGCCGTTCAACTGCTGGACCTTGAGGCGGTGTCCCTGCTCTATCTCGGCGATGTGGTTCAGGGCCTCCTGCTTCTTCACCGGGTCGGATTCCAGCGCGGCGGCATCCTGGGCGGCCTTCAGCCGGATCTGGAACTTCTCATCTTCGAGCACGACGAGGCGGCGCAAGGATTCCTGCTCGCTGATGACCTCCAGGTCACGGAGCAACTTCACCTCCTCCTCCTTCAGATCCACCTCGGCCAGCGCCGCCGTATTCGCGGCCTCGGCCTTAAGGTTCTGCAGGGCCTTCATCTTCTCCTTGTGCCTGTCCTCCTCCTCTTCGATCTTCCTCAGGGCGTCGGCGTAGTGCTTGGACTTCTCGCCCCACACGCCCTTCAAGCGCTCGGCCTCGGCCTTCGCCAACGCCACCCGCTGGGCGGTGTCCTCTTTAGCCTGGGCCATCTCCAACTCGAAGCGGGCGTGTGTCTCGGCCTCCTCTTCCTTGCCCTTCGCCATGCGCAGCTTGTTCACCTCGGCAAGAACGGCGAGGTATGCCTTGGTGCCCTTGGTGGTCTCCCCTAGCTTGGACTGCCAGAACTCAAGTTCCCGATCCACGCTCCAGGTAAACCAGTTTTCCTCGGCTGCCTTCTTCTCCTCCAGTTGCGCCTTGAACGCCCGCAGCAATTCCTCGCTGTTGTCCTTCCCCTTGTCGGGGTTGAACCGGCCGTCCGGCGCCTCCGGCCCCTTCACCTTGGCGGCGGGCGGATTCCAGGTCTCGGCCACGTTCTTCTTCAGGCCAGCCCACAGGTCCTTCTGGATATTGACGGTTTCCTTGGTGATGTTATTGATCCGGTCACCGCCCGCCTGCGCTTCCGCGATGGCGCCGGATAAATCGCCCTTGATGAGCTTCCCCATCACGGAGCCGACCGTCTTGAACCCTTCGATGGCCTTGAGGAAAAAGTCCTGGACCCATGCCACCACGGACTCGATAGCGAATTTCAGGCCGTAGAAATAGGTAACAAGGATCTTCAGGGCGCCGGACAGCACCATGGCAAGGCCCGGTCCGATGTCCCCGAAGAACTGTCCCAGCTTCAGCAGGGCCGGCATGAGGGCGGTGCCAATCTGGGTCTGAAGGGCTTCCCCGATGAGGTCCAGTTTCCGCAGGGCCTCCTGATACTCGCGGGTCTTGGCGATGCCATCGGGCCCCACGATGAGGTGGAGCTTTTCAGCCTCCTCGCGGGCCTCCTCTTCGCGTTCCTTGGTGAGCCGCAACACGTCCGCGACCTGCGCCCACCCGCGCCCGAAGACGGCAAGCCCGGCGGCCTGCTGATCGGTGCCGGCCTTCAAAGTGCGGATCTTCTCCACCGCCTCGGTCATCAGCTCCGTGGAGGGCTTCAGGTTGCCGTTGGCGTCTCTGATGTCGATGCCCAGCTTCTTGAAGCCTTCGCCGCCCGCGTTGATCTGGCGAATCATCATACGGTTGGCTGTCAGGTAGGTCTCGGTGTCGATGCCCAGGCTGTGCAGCGCCACCTTCAGGACGCTGACGTTCTGCGGCGTCTCGCCCAGGGTGCGCGAGAGCTTGTCCACCTCCATGTTCCACTTGATGGTGTTGTCGATGGCGTCCTTGAACATCTTGCCGCCCGCCACGATGGCCCCAAGGGCGGCGATGGCCTTGCCCACCCCGGCCATCTTCGCCCCCAGGGCTTCGAACTGGGTGGACATCTGCCCGGTGGCGCCCTTCACCGCATCCGTGGCGCCCTTCAGACCGTCGATCAAGCCGCGAATGTTGGCGGCAATGGCGACTTCAATCCTCTGTCCCTCGTCAGCCATCGCCGCCTCCCTACCGGTTGAACTGCGCCGCGAGAGCCCGCAGTTCGGATTCATCTGGCTCGTTCCTATCCGGCCCCTTCTTGCGCCCCTTGCCCTCGTATTCCGTGAAGGCGCGGGCCAGGATGTGAACCGGCGGGCTTTCTGCCCAGTAGTCCGTCAATTCTTCCGCCTGGGGTAGCGTCAGGCTGTCAACGGTGTCCCATGTCCAGCCTGTCGCCGTGATAATCAACCCGTAGAGCGCACCCCAGTCCAGGTCAGCTATTCCCTGGGAGCGCCCACCGCTTCCCCCGGAACCCCCTGCTTCAATCCAGAGGAGGACATGATGGCCTGGAACACCGTGGGGAGGTTGCCGAGGTCCAGCAGGTCCTCCAAGTCCTCCGGCGTCATGTCGGGGTAGTTTCGGACGGTGGAAGCATGGACCACCTCCACCATCGCGCCTACCTGTTCCTCGGTAGGGACATCGTTGATCTGACCTAGAACCTTGATCTTCGGCCCAAGGAGCCGCAACGCCTTGAGCGTGAGAGGGGGCAGGATGAAATCCCGCCCCCCCATCGTGACTTTCGTTCCTTCGTGCAGAGCCATGGTCTCGGCCTCCATGTTGGCCCCGCGCAAGGGCGGGGCCGGGTTGGTTTACTCGGTGGTGTAGAAATCGATCACCCTGCCGCTGCTGTCGGCAAAGCACTCGAAGTCCAGGTCCTGCTCAGTGTAGTCCTCGTTCTTGAAGGCGAAGGCCATCTTGGGGATCGTGGCCGCGTAGAGCTTCAGCCCGATGTTCTTCCCCCGGAATGAGTTGAACAGGGTCAACTGGTAGACGGTGCTGGTGCCCATGAGGGCGTTCACCAGGGCGTTGGTCTGCCCGGTGGCGGCGCTGGTGTAGCTGTAACTGATGGACATGGAGTGCGTGGTGTCGGCGGCGGCGAAGGTGTAGACGCCAGCGGCCGCGGAATACTGGCCCGTGGCGGGGGCGCTGGACACGCGGGTCAGGTAGAGGCCGGTGGTGTTGTCGAACACACCCAGGTCATCCAGCCAGTTCGCGCTGTTCGCCACGGTGATCTGGTAGGGGGAGGCGGGCACGGTGGCGGTCTCACCGGCGACTCCGATCTTCGAGCCAGCGGACTTAGTGGTGTTCAGGATGGCGGACACGATGCCGCTGTTGATCTGACCATACTTGGCCTTGCCGCTGATCTTGCCGCCGGCGCGGGCCACGTCAACGGGGAACTGGTAGGCACCACGCAGTTCCTTGGTGGTGAAGGAAATGTCCAGGGACACGTCCTTGACGACGCCGATGTCGAGGGCCTGCGCGGGGGTGGTGGGTGTGATGAGCGTCAGCTTGCCCACGCCGAAATTGTATTGGGACATTTCAGTCCTCCT